GCCACCAAACATAGTTTTGTCGGTATTGTAATTGATTATTTGATAAGTTTTCATAATATACTCCTTTCTTTATTAATTTATTCCCTCATATTTGCCCTCAATAAGTCTCTGGTTATATCTATAATGATTATAATGTTAGAGTTTGAGAGCAAGTATGAAGGTATAAACATAATTCGCTGATTACTTATACTTCTATTATACGCTCAAGCCGTTGTTAATGTCAATAGCAAACAAGAGAAAACAGCATATTTTAAATAACCCCGCAAACATAGATATACAACTAAATAACATAAAGTTAATCACAGCATAATTAAATAATTGTCAAGCAACAAATAAAAGTGTAATAAAATGCAACTATGGCTAATACAATTAAAACAAACAAAAAGATACTTCAAAGACTATTCTACATATTCCATCCGTGGTTAAAACAAACAAAGAAAAAATCTAATTACAGTAAAATATGTAAGATGGAACAAATAAAATGACCCTAAAAGAACAAGGATTTATAAACGATACAATTAAAACCAAAAACCCAGCAGAAGCTGTTAGGCGTAATTATAATATAGGTGGCAAAGGTGGAAGTAAAACAAAACTACAAGCCCAAAAGACAGCATCAGCAATAGCAGTAGAAAACCTAGCGAAACCTAGAATAAAAAAAGCAATGAAATCAGTAGTAAAACAACTAGAAAAGAAGCGACAAATGGCTATTAATAAGCTAACTAATCAGAAGTTAGATACAGCAATGGCTAGAGACTTAACTGGTATAATAGATACTTTAACTAAAAACATTCAATTAATGGGAGGCAAAGCTACTGAAAGAACCGAAATAACAGGTTTTACATACATTAAGCCCGAAGCTCAAAATGACGTTTTAAAGCCAGTTAAAGAGCCAATCAATACTAAACAGCCCTAAATATATGAATAAATGTTTACAATGTAATAGCTCTATAAGTGATAAAGCCAAGTATTGTAGTGATAAGTGCAGGATGGCTTTTACCCGAACAAATAAGATAGTCCAACCCGAACAAATACAACCCGAACACGAACAAAAGACCCCGAACAAGCAACCCGAACAGATTACCCCGAACAAACCTATTTCATACAACCCAAAGATACATGATAGACCATTGACTATTAATGAGAAGAAGGGCATAACACAATATGGTATATGTCATAACTGCAAGAAGGAAGTATCACACCTTATATGTAGAGACTGCACCACTAAAGGAATTACACATAAGAGCCTACACATAGATATAGACCACTGCTAGTACTCATTAGACCTTAAAAGCTCTTAGAATAGCATATATGAGTTAAGGAAGGGGGTATACCACGGACCCCGCCCCCCGTTGATTGATATATATATATTAGTACATAATTATTTTTCAACTAAAATAAAGACCATAGATTTATAAATATGTCAATAGAAATTAATATGATTAATTTTCCAATAGAGATAAAAAAGATAAAATATGGAATAGAAATATCGTATAACGGTAATTCTCGTAAAATATACGATTATCAGAAATTGAACGCTGAGGCAATAGTTGAAATAATTAACCTTTTAATAGGTGGGAAATGGGAAATGTGTTATAATTAAAATAAAAAGATTAAGTATTTTATTGGGAGTAGTAGTAATCGTAGTGGGTAACTATTATTTCCAATAAAACACTTTTACCCACTATGATTAAGAAGTGTTATTGCGGTAGGGAATTTATTACCTATCCATCAAAAATTAAATTAGGTCGTGGAAAGTATTGTAGTAAAGAATGTTGCTTAAAAGTAACCAACAAGGTTTTAGAGAAGAATGGAAAGAAAACACGATTTACTAAGGGACAAAACGCTTGGAATAGAAAAGAATTTGTTATTACCAAGGGAAGATTGAACGGCAAGAGATATAAGTTAATCTATAAGCCAGAACATCCATTTGCGACAAGAAAAGGATATGTTAGAGAACACAGACTTATAATGGAAGAGCATATAGGAAGATATTTAACTAAAAACGAGGTCGTACATCATAAAGACGGAGATACATTAAATAATAATATAAATAATTTAGAGTTACTAAGCGGGAGCGAACATCGTCGTTTACATTTAAAAGACAATGTTCACAAACGCTGGGAAGGATACGAATCCCGCTCTACTGCCCTATGCAAATAGAAATAAAACCTACCATAAAGCAAGACCTCGCTTGGTCTGCTTTACAAGATAGTATAATTAAATATATAGGTTTTGGCGGTGGAGCGGGAGGTTGAATGGCGGAAAGAGTTGGCTTGGAGCAGAATGGCTTACAACTAATTGTCACTTCTATCCAGGTTCACGTTGGTTTATTGGCAGAAATGAGTTGAGTCGTTTGATGAAGAGTTCTTTTATAACATTTGAGAAGGTGTGTACTTTTCACGGAATTAGTCGTGATAGTTGGAAATTAAACGGACAATACAACTATATTGAGTTTGTGAGTGGTATGGCTAAGGGAAGTCGTATAGACCTCTTAGACCTCAAGTATCAGCCTTCAGACCCTATGTATGAACGACTAGGGTCACTTGAATATACTGGTGGTTGGATAGAAGAAGCTGGTGAGATAGATTTTATGGCATTTGATGTCTTAAAGTCCCGTATAGGTCGTCATAGAAACGATGACTATAAGCTAACCCCAGCCAAAATGCTTATTACCTTCAACCCTAAGAAAAACTGGTTATATCAACTATTCTACAAACCCAAGAGAGATAGAACCTTACCTAAAGAATATGAGTTCATTCAGTCCTTATATGGAGATAATCCATTTACAGCTAAGACTTATGGAGAGGATTTGAAAGAAATTAAGGACAAAGCTACTAAACAGCGTCTTATGTTTGGAAACTGGGATTATGAAGACAGTTCCAAAGCTATATGTAATTATGACGCTTTAGTAGATGTATTTAGTAATACGATTAATAAGACAGAAGACAAATATCTTTTAGTAGATATCGCAGATGACGGCTCAGACAAGACCGTCTTCTCATTCTGGGAAGGACTAGAAGAATATCGCAGAGAGTCATTTGAACACCTAACCACAGAACCGATTATAGACAAGATACGTGAGTATGCTAGAGATGACCGTATCCCTTACTCTCACGTAGCTGTAGATGCCATAGGAGTAGGGACGGGTGTAGCTAATAGTTCAATGTTAGACGGGATTATAGGCTTTAAAAGCTCTTTTTCAGCTATTAAGACAGACGACAACATAGTCAGACTTCCAAATGTCTCTTATACGAAGAACGCTCCTCTTGTATCTAACTACAAGAACTTAAGAGTTCAATGTATCTACACACTTGGAGAGCTTGTCAACAATCATAAAATCGCAAGCCAAATGGAAGGCAAGTTAAAGGACGAAATTATTGAAGAGTTATCAGTTTATAAAGACACTACTAAAGACGATAACAAGCGAATGGCGACCACAAAAGACGAAGTTAAAGAGTTAATAGCTCGTAGCCCAGACGCTTCAGATTGTTGGCTCATGAGAATGTATTTTATAATTAAGGGCAAGATGTTAACCGACCAACCTCTAGAAAGTTCGTTCGCAACAAACTCTCAAAGTGAAATTTTTGATAAAAATGAAGAATCTAATAAAACTAAAATAAATTCTAACAAATGATGGGGAAAAAATATGAACAACGAAGGAAAAAATAAAACTTGGTGGATATTCCCACTAATAGCCGTACTAGTTCTTGGAGGAATTAGTGGATTTATAGGTTGGAATCTACAGAAAAACATAGAGCCAGATTTGACTAGTGTTATTGTCGGTGGAGAATATCACGCTACTTCAACAGCAAAAATGTCTGGTGTATTAGCAAAGGCAGCTGAATTTAACCAACTAATTAAAACAGCTGAATATAGTTCAGTTACATTAGGTTCAATTATAGTCGCTTCAACAACAGCACACGCAATGAATATCTATAATGCCACATCAACCGATGCTCTTGTTAATGGTGACGCAACATTCATAACAAGATTGTCGTCATCAACTCCACGAGGAACATACACCTACGATATAGCCCTTGATGATGGGTTAGTTGTCCAGTTACAAGCAGGTTATACAGGCGATTACGTCGTGACATATAGGTAGAAATTAATAAATAAATTATGGATGATATAAGTATAAGTGATTTAGTCAGGGATATGGAGCAAAATGATATCTCTGGCAAAACAACTATTGGAAAATATGTAAAGTTCAGTCAACGTGAAACAATAGAAACGATTGACGCCTACTTAAATTCTAAACATATTTCTGGGGAAACCGACAGTAAAGGTAGGGAAAAACCCTTCTTTAATATCGTAACTGCTGCTCGGAACATCTGGTTCAGAGCTACCGACATAGACCGAAAGAACATCAAGATTAAAGCAACCAAAGAATCTATGCTGGGTCTGTCAATGG